CCGGAGTGGGCCGCGCAGGCGCACTAGGCGCAGCCCGCGCGCCACCGAGAACGCGGTCAATGTTCGGGGCCGCCGTGCCCGCACGGATGCGCGCGGTTTCGATGACCTTTTGGAGCCGAGCCTGTTTCTCGGCAATCGTTGCCGGCTTGTCGCCGATCTGCGGGAAGTAGGACTTAGATAGCCCGGCTAGCTGCTCCTTGGTGTACGCCGCGCCCGTCGCCAGCGTTAGCGCCGCATCCAGCGCGTCCAATTGCGCCGCCTCGACGCGCTGCCGATCGACAGGCGTCATCGCATTGGCCGCCGTCTCGCTAACGCTGCGAACCATCGACTGCACCACCGGCGGCGTCGCAGCACCAGGGTTCTTGCTGGTAATGGCAGTCAGCGTCCGCAGCGCATCTTCCATCCGCACCGCATATCCAGCCGACTTGTTTTCGTCCTCGGTCGGCTTGGCGCCCACTTTCGGGGGCGCGGCAAGTCCGGTCGGGATGGGCGGGCCGCCACGGTTCGACGGCTGAAACAGCATTTCCTTGCCGTCAGGACCGACGCCCGAGAACGGCGCTCCATAGCTAACCGTCATGCTGGCCGGCGGCTGGCGGTAGTTCAGCGCGGCGATGCGCTCATCCAGCACCTTGCGGTCCGGGCTTCCGGGCGGCAGCAGGTTGCGCGCTTGGATGAGCTTTTCGATCTCAGTCGGCGCAGGCGGTTTCGGCGGTTCCACGAACGGACGAAGCACCGACGGATCGCGCCCGCCAGTGGCCGCGAACGCTTGCAGCGAATCGGGCGTGAACTTCGACGGGTCGATCTTGGCGTACGGGCTGTCCTGCTGGAGCGACTTCTCGACTTTCATTGCCTGCCCAGGAAAGCCGGCGCCGTACAGGTTGTCGATGTACCGCTTGCGATCGAACTGCGCGGGCGTGTCCTTCACCGGCAGATACGGGTTGTTTTCGTCCCCGACGCCGGGCATTGCAGGCGTGTACGCGCCGCGCGCCGCTTGCTGCAAAGCGTCCTCTTGCGCACGCCTGCGTTTGCGATCCTCGGCGCCTTCCTGCGCTTCGGACATCCGCAGGCCAAGCATTTGACGCTGGATGTCATCCTGCGCCATCTGCCGCTTGAGCATCTGCGCCTGCATCGCCTGCTGCGAGAATGCCTGCATCGCAGGCCCGATACCGCCGCCGAGTTGACGCGGCGTCAGCAGCGCGCCGCCCATGCCGAGCAGGCCCATCGCCAGCGGGTCGGGGCTGTAGCCCCCGTCGAGAAGTCCAGCCATGTCTTACCTCACCGGGGGGAAGATGCTGCGCGCCATCCCAGCGCCAAGTGCAGCGCCACCGGCCCCCGCGAGCCACGAGTTCGGAGCCTGGATGTTCTGCGTCTGCGTGCCGGTGCCCGTCGTCTGCGAGCCGAACGCGGGATTGATCGCGTTGCCGTAGAACTGGAGCGCGCTGAACGGGCGCTGCCAATCTTGCGTGCCCATGTTGTAAAGGTTCTGCGCGTTGTTCGTGGCGAACTGCCCGAACCCGAGCGACGCGCGCGAAGCGTTGTCCTGCGCGCTGCGCTCCTGGTTGTAGTTGTTCGCGAACAGGTTCGACATCGTGGCGCCCAGCGAGTCGCCGAACGCACGGTCCTGGTTGCCAAGCGTCTGCCCAAAGGCCGACTTGCCAAGCACCGAGTTGCCGTCGTTGTTGAACGCCGAGAATGTGCCGGCCCGCGTGCCCGTCGCGTATGCCTCGCCCATGCGGTCGCCGATGTCGCTCGCCACTTGGTTAAGGTACGGGTTGCTGTTGAGCATCCCGCCACCGATGACGTTCTGCTGCTGCGCGCGCGCCGCGTTCACCAACGGGTCGCCTTGCGTCGCGGTGTTCGACAGCAGCCCGCGCCCGGTGTCCAGCGCGCTGTTCGTCTGGAACTGCGGCAGGTACGACATCATGCCGGCGCGGTTCACGAAGTCCGACGCGTGGCCTTGCAACCACGGCGCGAGCCCCTGCGTGTTGCTTGACGACGTGCTCTGCGACGAGTTCATGTCGCCATTGCCCGCGATGCCCGCCACCGCGCCGAGTCCTGCGCCCAGCAGCGTCGGATTGGACAGCAGCCGCGACCAGTCCGTCGCACCGCCAGCGGCCCCGGCGGCGCCTGCCGCGCCAGCGGCCCCCGCGATGCCCGGCAGCGTCTCGGCCGCGCCCGCGCCCGCAATGGCTGCACCGATTCCCGGCGTCATCGACGAGCCGGCAGTGGCCGCAGCCGGGGCCGCAGCCGCACCGCCAGACGCCGCCGCACCGCCACCCATCAGCGCAGGCGCGAGGAAGTTGCCCGCCAGCGCCCCGCCGCCCAGCACCAAGCCGGCCCGCAGCAGCGAGTCGTACCAGTTCGACGTGTCCTGCGAGAAGCCGCTGCCGAGGTTCTGCCCGCCCGCACCGTACTGCGTCCAGTCGACGCCGCCGCCATCGCGCGGGATGACGCTTTGCAGCGCACCGCCGCCGCCATCCCACACGTAACCGCCCATCGGATTCGACGGGTCCATCAGGTACGCGCCCGGCACCGTGGTCGGCGTGGACGTGAAGCCCTCGGAGCCGCCGCCGGTCTGCTGGTTGAAGGTGTACGCGTTCTGCGGGTTGATGAGCCGCAGCATTTCGTCGTAAGTCATCTCAAGTCCTCAACTGCTGCCAGCCGGTCGTCGTGCCGTCGGTGCCTTCAAACACGTAGATCATCTGCTTCGCTGCACCGCCGTCCGTGCGCTGCCACAGGTCGCCCCGGTAGCCAACGATGCGGTTCTCGGGCGTGCCCGGCCCGCGGCCTATTCGGCGCGTCAGGTCGTTCAGTTCCGCCACGATGTCGCGCATGACTTCCTGCACCTCCAGCGGAAGCGCGTCGATGCGGCCCTCGATGTTGACGCGGCTCATCGCTTGCCACTCTTCGGCATGCCCACGCGGAAGCCCGTCGCCTCGTAGCGCCCGGTTTGCGTGAACTTGACGCGATGCCAGCGCGCGTTATGCGACAAGTCGTACTTGCCGTCTACGCGGTCGTTTGTCGTGCGAACCGTCAGCGCCTCGTCCAGCGTGTCGCGCGTGGAGTGCGTCGCGGTCGAGGTCGTGGGCGTCGATAGGTAGCGCACGCGCGCCTGCTCAAGCGTGAACCCTTCATCGTCGTCGCCGATGTCGCCCGTCGTGAATGACGATTCGCCCGGCGTGCCGCCCTGCTTCTTAACCGTCAAATCCGCCGACGCGACCCAGCCAATCTGCAACGGCCACGACGTGTCGCCACTCGGCGCTTCGGGAGACGGCGCAGTGCGCCCGACGATCCAAACCGGCTGATATGCGGCGACCGTCGAGTAGCCCCAGCGGTCAGTGTCAGGGTGGTACGACACGACGTAGCTGGTGATGTCACCGGGGAACTTGATGACAAACCGGACCAGTCTGTTTACCGGATCCCACACCGCGCGAGCGTAGTAAAGCGCCGTGCCTGGAAAGACCGCTAGCCGGTTCATCCAGCCCCACGGCGCGCTGCGGATGCGCTCGACCGCATCGCCGGCCCACCGATAGACGCCGTCCTGAGCAATCCAGTACAGCACGCCATTGGCCTCGCAGATAGCGTCGTGTGCAATCAGCCCGACGTTCGTGCTAACCACCGGCCACGAAAACGTATTGGCCGCCGCGCCGACGTACTGCCCGCGATAGAACGACGTGCCCTTGAACGCGAGAATGTAGTCGCGCCACGCAATCAGACGCACGATCGGACCGGGTGTTGCGGTCAGCGTGCCGCCCGCCGCCTGCGTCGCGATGTCCACCGCCCAATCGGTGTAGTCCTCCAACGCCGAGCAGCGCCAGCCCGCCGCGTCCGTCGAGCCGCCGCCGCCAAAGTTGGCGATGACCACGAAGTTTCGGTTGCACGCGATCGTCGTCGCTTGCGGGGCGCCCGACACGTTGGAAAACGCCGTCGTGCCGATTTGCGCGGTGCCCTGTAGCGGGTTGGCCGGATGGCAGGCAAGCGTTGCGTTACCAAACGACGCAAAGCGCCACGGCGACGCCGCAGACGCCGCCGCATAGCCGCCGCCGCTACGCGTACGATCCACGACCGACGTGGTCGCCGGCTCGATGTACTGAATCGTCGTCGTCGTGCAGAAAATTGTCCGCACGTTGCCGATCTGATCGCGGATGACATCGGTCGTCAGCGGCTCGGCGCCGAGCGTCACTGCGTAGTCCCCGGACGAACTCATCGAGAACTCGGGCGCATACCCACGCAGCGTCGGCCGCAGGTTCTCGACTTCCATCATCACGCCAGGGATCGTCGGGTCGCCATCCGGCGCCCAGGCCGCAATCGGAATGTTTGGCGTCACGACGAACCTCGAGGAACGCGAATCCAAACCTCCGCGTCACGCGGAATGCGCGTCCACTCCGACGGCGTCGGATCGGGCGGCGGATCGGGCGGCGTCACGACCGAGGCATCGCGCACCGTCAGCACGATCGACAAGTCGGCGTTGCCCGAGGCGTTGGACGCCCGCACGACGACTGTCTGCGTGCCGGCCGGCCCCGCAATGCTGGTCAACGTCACAACGCCCGTGGACGCGTTCACCGTCGCCCACGCCGGCCCCGATTGCTTGGTGAACGTCGCGGCTGGTACGCCGGGGTTCGTCACTTGCGGCGAAATTGTCGTGGTCGCACCGATGTTCACCGTCGCAGTCGGCGCGGGCTGCTCCCACACCGCTTTCTCGGCAAGCTGCGGGTCCTTCGTAAACCACTGCCCCTTTCCGCCCGACAACCGCGTCAGCCAGCGACCGCGCGAGAAGGTCGGCACAGGCGGCACTACCACGGGCGGCGTCGTCGTGTCCACCTCCAGCAAGTCCAGCCCCGTAATCGGCGGCGGGTTGGCCCGCAGTTGCGCTTCCGTCAGGTTCGTATTGGCGAACAGTTGCCAGTCGTTCGTCAGGTACTTGAGCCGCGAGAAGCCGCCATACAGCACGTTGACGCCCTGCGCGGGCGGCTGCGCCAGCACTTGCGACAAGTACCAATCCCATGAACAGCCGCCCAAGACGTTCATCAAATCGCGGTCATCCGGGCCGCCCGGGTCGTCAACGATGCGCCGCGCGAAGAAGCAGGACAGCGCGCCGACCCAACCCGACGGCACCAACTCGCGCGAGCCAAACGGGTGCCACTGCCAATCTCGCCACTGATTCGGGTTCGACGGGTTGCGCGTGTCGTTGGCGAGCGAGATCGCGCGGATAGACGAACCGCCGCCCTCATGGAAACGCCGGAAGTTCGGTTGCGGCATCGTTGACTGGTTGTTCTCCAGCCAATCGAACGGGTACACCACGTCGCCAAACTGGTCGCCGTAGTAGCCCGTTACCCATTGCCCGTTATTGAGCAGCCATAGCATCTGCTGATGCCGGGCGTGAATGCGGGAATTGACGGCGCTGTTCCCGAGTCGCGCCCGCGTGTCGCGCCACGGACGGCCAGCATCGGCCGCCGACAGCGCGGCTTGAGCGCCCGTCGCATCGCGCATCAAGTGCGCCCACGGCACGTACGATGTCCACCCGGACGGCTGCGCGGTCGTCTCGGGCGGCGACGCACCCGATCCCCAGCCTTGCAGCACTTCCAAGACGCCCGACGGGCCGTCGTGGAAAAGCGTGTTGTCGTCGCGGATGATCGCGATGTAATCGACGGCCATGTCAGACCGCCTTTACCGTGCCCGGAATCCAGCCGACCGCGCCCGTCGATGCGTCTGCCGTCTCGAAAGACGCCCGCAACGTGTCGGACACCGACAGCCCCGCAGGCAGGCCCGAAGTGATCAGCACGCGGCGCGATGTCGCATCGCCCGGTGCCGTGCCCGACTCTGCGGTCAGCGACGAGTAATACTCATACGTGCCGGTCGTGAACGGATCGCGGTTACGCGATACGACCGCCCGGATGGTCCCTTGCGCCGACGGCATCGAGCCGGTGCCGGTGGCCGGGAACAGGAATTCGTAAAGGAACGCAGCGTCGTCAGCGGCTTTCAGCACCAGCATGATGGCGCTGGCAGCAGGCGCCGTGTCGTGATTGACCGTGCCCGTCTGCGTCGTCGTCGCAGTGACTTTCTTGGTCGAGACGTGGCAGCCGATGAACGAGCCGTTTTGCACGTTCAGCCGCTCGGTATAGCCCGCCGGATTCACCGGCACGCCAAACCAACCGCCCGCGCACAAGATCACAAGGTTGTCGGTCTGCGCAAGCGTGCCGGTTGCCGATGTACTGGTGCTGGCCGCGCCGCTGCTGGTGCCCGTCACCGTGTTGGCAACGACGCCACTAGTCGGCACTTTCTCAACTTCGATCAGCATTCCGGTGAACCGGAAGTTGGTCGACGCGACGCCGTTGGTCGTAAACGGAATCGTGAAAGTTGGCGAGCCGGCCGATACGTTGACGCCGACTGCCGCACACACGTTCGGCAGGAAGTCGCCCGCGCTGCGCGTGTTTGTCGCGCTGCCCCAGGTCGCCGAGCCGCCAGACACGGTGCCAAGCAACGCCGCTTGATCGGTCGACTCGATGGCCGATCCGATTACGACGATCGTGCTACCGGCTGCGACTGAACTGTCGAACGACAGCGACAGAGGCGACGCTTGCCCCGTCAGGCTGAACGACTTGGCCTGCTTGACCGCAACGAGTTGGAACGGCATTACGCAACCCTCACAGCGATGGGCGCGGCGCCGTAAGCGATGCGTCGGCTGCGCGCTTTGGAATCCTCGATGAACTTCTGCACGTACGCCTCATGCTCACGCGCCGCCGCGTAGTCCTTGACCCAGCGATTCAGGTCTGCCATGCCGCACTCCACGTACACGTCCGGGTACTTGTCCAGCAGCCAGTTCGTGTCGGTGTCGTTCACCAGAGCGGGGATGCTTGCGTAGTAGAGGACGCGCACGTCAAGGTCGGTCTGCGTCGGGTAGATGCGGAACGACATGTCGGCAATGGTGTAGACGGGCACATGCGGCCGGTACGTGCGCTGCGCCATGCTCTGCAACTGCCACGGAGTGCGGTACTCCAGCGCGTCGTCGCCCGCATAAATCGAGCGGATCTCCTGGAAGTCGTCGGGCAACTCGGTCCACTCGGCGATGACCGTCGTGGTGGCAAGCTTCTCCATCTCCGGCAGACGCAACTCGCGCGATAACCGCTTAGTGGCAAGCTCCACCGCCGACGCGGCACGCCCCGCAACGTCGCTGCGGTTTATGCGCTCGGCAAGTTCTAGCCGCAACTCTAGGTAGTTGGTGATCGCCATGTCAGTCCGTCGCGTAGTTCATGCGCTCGTGCGCGCTGCGCCACGCGGGCGCCATCGGCGCGTCGGCGTAGGCGGGGAATCCGGGGATGCCCGCAGTCCAGTGCAGGATCTTTGCGTCGCTGGACGGGCCGTATTCGTCGCAAAGCCAATTCCACTGGAGCGGCAGCGAGCCAATCAGCGCGTCGGGCAGAAACCGCAGTTGCAGCAGCTCGGCGAGCGTCCAGCGCGCCACCGCTCCGGGCGTCATCTCGCGCCACGCCGGATGCGCGCAGTTGATGAGCATGAGAGACGCCCAGTTCTTGCGCGGGTAGTGCGAGTTACCCGCCTCCATCCGCGTGCCGATGTACTTGCGCTGATGGCGGCTCACGTAATCGTGCTTGACCACCTGCACCGCGTACTGCGGGTCGCGCAGCGCGTCGAGGTCGGCAAGGTCGCCACGGCACACCATGTCGGCGCCGTCCGCGAAGATCGCCGTGCCCGAGAAGTCGCAGAGCGCCGGGATGAGGAAGCGCGACATCGTGAAGCCGTTCGTGCCTTCCTTGAACGACTCGCGGAAAGCCGTTTCTAGCGCCGGCTTGTACAGCGGCATGAACTGCACGGGCACGCTGCTGTTACGCAGGACAGACGACGCAAACACCCACGTCCCGACTTCCTCGCGCGCGTCGTGGCCGGTAAAGAGGCGAATCACTCGGGCATGTCCTTGCTGACTACCGACACCGCGAAGCCACCCGGCATGCGTTGGAACGTGTACAAGTCGAACCGCTCCAGCAGCTTCGGCAGCCACCACTCGGGCGGCTCTTGGATCAGGTGCGCGTTCCTGCCGTCCGGCAACACCTTCGCCGCCGGCCCGCACGCCACCGTAAAGAACCCGATGCCCTTGGTGACGCGCTTGAGATCGTCCAGCACGTCATCCAGGCAGTCCGGTTCGATGTGCTCCAGCACGTCCACGCACGCCACCATCTCGGCCGGCGCAGGCGGGTCCGAGAAGTCCGGGTTGGACGGCTCGTAGGGGATATAGCGGAACGGGTGATTGACCATCCGCTGGTCGCTGATGGCGCGCATCAGGTTCATCCGCCCCGCGCCGTAGTCGAGCAGTTCGCCGACACGGTTGGCGTTGATGATCTGCGCGACCATCGGCGCGTACGTCAGCGACGCAGTGCCGTAGTCGTATTTCTCGTGCATCTGCCGCTGCTGCGAGCGGTACTCATCCGTGATTAGCACTCACCGCCTCCACGATCTTGTCCATCGGCCACTTCTCGTCCTGCGCCTGCCGGAACAGCCGCACGCTGCGATACCAAGGCAGCGTGTCGCCCGATTCGCCGTAGCGCCACTGGCTCACCTTGGAGACGCCCACATACGTCGGCACGCCGAGCGCGCCCGCCAAGTGGATGACGCTGGTCTGCATCGACACCACCGCATCGCACGCAGCGACCAGCGCCGCCGTGTCGTCGTAGTCGTCGGTGAGCATCGCCCACGGGTACTGCACGAGGTTCACGTCGGGGTGTTTCATGTGAAACAGCGCGATGTCGTCGTGCGCGTCCTTCCACTGCAAGGACACGAACAGCGCGTGCGGCATCGCGCGGAACACCGGCAGCAAGTCCTCCAGCGTCCAGCGGCGCCACTTCGCACCCGTCTGCAAGATGCCGCCCGTCCACGCGACGCCAATCACAGGCCGGTTCATCGCCCGGAAGTTTGCGCGCCAGCCATCGGTGCGGATCGGGCACGGCGTCAGGTACGCATCGCCCGTGAAGTCGCTGTCGGCGTTGCGGAAGTATTCGCCGAGCTGCATCGCCGTGATCGAGGCGTCAGGCTCGGTGTCCTCCGCATCCCAATCCAGCACCTTGTCGCCGCGCGTGCCGTACACCTTGGCTTGCGGGAACGACCGCGCGAACAGGCCCACAAGGCGCGGCACCGTGTCCACGATCACGCGCTTGGAGACGCCGATCAAGTCGGGGTAGACGCTCGCCGCGCATATCTCGTCGCCTAGCCCCTGTTCGCCCGTGACCACGACGATCTTGTCGTGCTCGCCGTGCCATTCGCCGGCCTTGCCGTAGTTGTACTGCGGGCGCGCATCGCTTCCCATGGAAAAACGGTAGTTCTTCCAGCCGTTGCGCCAGTCGTGCGCCGCGAGTTGCGCAAGCCCCAGGTTGTGCCGCGCCTTGCGCGACTCGGGGTCGATTCTCAGCGCCCGCTCGGCGTAGTCCGCAGCCTTGCGAAAGCGCCCCATCTGCATGTGCGCCGCGCTGATGTTGACGTAGCACATCACTTTAGACGCTGCGTCAGGCGCCCACGTCAGTGCTTTCTCGTAGCACTGGATCGCTTCGTCCATCCGCCAGATGTTGTCACACATCTTGCCCATGTTCAGCCACGTGGACGCGTTGTGCGGCATGAGGTCGCACACCCGTTTGGCAACTTGGTATCCGGCACCGAACTCGCCTTGCCGATCAAGGATGTACGTCGCCAGCATCAGCACCCGCGCATCGTCGGGGTGCTCCACCAGCACCGGCTTCAACATCGCCCACGCGCGGCCCGTCTCGCCCTTCTCCGCAACCTTGCGGATCGCGTCGGCCTCACGCATGCGTTTTGTCCGTCATTTTCATTGCCGGGAACTCCCGGTTGATGATCGACAGAATCTTGCGGTGGTCGTCCACGCGGTCGATGCTTAGACCGCGCTGCATAAGCAATATCTCCAGCCACTCGGGGATGTAGCAGTACAGCGCCCAGTCGCTTTTCTTGTACTTGCGATCTGACAGCCCCGCGTTGCGGGCCTCGGCTGCGTAGTCGAGCAGCAGCGAGTTGTCCTGCACCTTGCGGATGGTCGCAACGCCCGTCGCATCGTCGTAGTCG